ACTATCTTCCGCGACGCCGATAATAACATCGTTGTCAACAAGGGCAGCATCGCGTTCGAGCGTGGCCAGAAGGTGCGCGGCAAGGCCACCATCAAGGCACACGAGTTGCGCAACGGCGTGCCACAGACCATCATAGCGCGGCCCAAGTTTGAGGAGGCAGAGTGACACGGACATTTAAGCCACACGACTATCAGGAGGACGCCATGCGCTTCCTGTACGACGTGCCGCGCTGTGCGCTATGGATGCCTATGGGCGGCGGCAAGACCGTCACCACGCTCACGGCGCTGGACAACATGTCCGCGATCGACGACGTCTACCCTGTCCTTGTGCTGGCACCGCTGCGCGTCGCGCGGACAACGTGGCCCGAAGAGGTCGGCAAGTGGGACCACCTGTCGCACCTGACCGTCAGTGTCATCACCGGCACGCCGAAGCAACGCGAACGCGCGTTGGCCAAGGATGCGCATATCTACTGCACAAATTATGAGAACCTGAAGTGGCTGCGCGACCAGTTGGGCGACGCGTGGCCGTTCAAGACTGTGGTGTCCGACGAGTTCACCCGCCTAAAGTCCTTCAGGCTGCGTCAGGGAGGCGGTAGGGCACGTCTGCTGGGTCAGGTGGCACATACCCACGTCACGCGCTTCATCGGCCTCACAGGGACGCCAGCGCCCAATGGTGTAGTCGATCTGTGGGGCCAAATTTGGTTCATCGATAAGGGCGAGCGTCTGGGCAAGACCTTCAGCGCATTTGAGAGCCGCTGGTTCCGCAAGGGATACGACGGCTACAGCCTCGTGCCATACGACCACACGCAGGGTGAGGTTGAGGAGAAGCTGCGCGACGTCTGCCTGACCGTCCGCGCGCTGTCCGTCGATGAGCCGAACGTGGTGCCGGTCTACGCCGACTTCATTCCGTCCGTGCGCAAGCTGTACACGTCGATGGAGACGGAGATGTTTGCGCAGCTCGCGGAGAGCGAGGTTGAGGCGGCCAACGCCGCCGTGCGGACGCAGAAGCTGTTGCAGATTGCCAACGGCGCGCTGTACGTGGGCGATGAGGGGAAGTGGGAGGAGATACATAATGCCAAGCTGGATGCGCTGGAAAGCATTATTGAGGAGGCTAACGGCGCGCCCGTCTTGGTGGCCTATAACTTCAAGCACGATCTCCAACGTCTACAAACTCGTTTCCGTAAGGGCAGGGTGTTGGACGCTGACCCTAATACGATCGGGGACTGGAACGCCGGACGGGTGCCGCTATTATTCGCTCACCCTGCGTCGGCGGGGCACGGACTAAACTTGGCCGACGGCGGAAACATACTCGCCTTCTTCGGCGTCAACTGGAACCTCGAAGAGCACATGCAGATCATCGAGCGCATTGGCCCCATGCGGCAGAAGCAGGCGGGCTATGATCGCCCGGTGCTGGTCTACCCTATATTGGCGCGCGACACTGTAGACGAAGTGGTCATGGAGCGCCTATCAAGCAAGCGCAGTGTGCAAGAAGTGTTACTGGAAGCAATGAAATCACGGAGGAAGAGATGAACATTATCAAAGAGATCAACGACGAACTTAACGAAGCGGTTAAGATGCCAGAGCCAAAGGCCGCCGAGCTGTTGGGCCGCGCTGCGGCGCACATGCACGAACGATCGGCAACCTATGACGATCTGGACGGCGAGCGCTCAATGGGCAAGGTCGTGACGGCCTTCAACGCCATCACTGGCCGCGACCTGACCGAGAGCGAGGGCTGGATGTTCATGCAGCAGGTCAAGCTGGTGCGCCTGTTCACGCGCAGCGACTACCACGCCGACAGCGCCGAAGATAACATAGCCTACGCCGCGTTGCTGGCCGAAGCCAAGGGGGACGGACGTTGATGCTTACCCTGATGGACCCCGAAGAATGCCCAGACACAGACATGTACCGCGAGCTTCTGTGGTTTGAAACCGTGTGCCGGATAAAGCGTATCAGGCACACCACGGAAGAAGAGGTGCGTTCGTTTCTCCGGGACGAGCGGGGTCGCCCTGACCTAGCCGATGCGTTCTCTACTTCTTACCTTTTTCCAGAAGACCCTCAAGAAACCTGAGCGTTTCGTAGTCAAGGATGCCGCCTTGCGGTTTCATTTGCATGGCGCGCAAAGGTGACTTCGTGCCGGGCTGAACGCCTACTGGGAAGTCGAACGGGGTCTCGTATTTAAGAGCCGCCATGACATCAGGGGACAGCCCAAGAGCGCCAATGTTTTCCTTCAGTCTTCCCACCCCGCGACCGGGGATCGAGTAGTTGTAAGACGCGTGGGACGAGGGCGACGCGCCGAACCTTGGGTCGATAATACCAACATTGCGTAGTGTCGTCAGGGGCGTGTTTATCTGATCGAGGTCGGTTGAGGCGTAGATTGCTTCGCCTTCCCCAAGACCGCCGCGTGTGCGGTATTTATCCATCAGTTTATTTAACGCGCCACGCGCCTTACCTGTGGCTGTCATAAACATCTCAGCGCTGTCTGGGTCTTCAAACCCACGCCAGTCCGGTAAAATGCTCCTGACCTCGGATGCAAGTGCGTTGCGATCTGCGCCACTCAGCGCCGCGTCGGCGTAGCTGTACTGGACGCCGCGCGGCATGTGTGAGAACTTCACTGCCTTTGGACCCATCGTCCACGGGAAGAGCATGACGTCTTTGCCCGTCATCTGCTGTAGCTCATCCGCTAACTCTACGTGTCGTTCAGCCGGACCACGGTCAGACGCCCAGACAGAGCCGGGGTTGTCGAACATATAGTCTTGGCCGCCACGGCGGCTGAACGGAACGCGGAACCTTACGTCGTTGATTGCGGTAATGTCGTCACCTGCCGCTGCAAGGTCGGACATAGACGTAATGTACGGGTAGCCTTCGTAGTCGAAGATGCTGACCTCTGGCGCGGGGTCGGTAACGCGCGGAGCCAGTTCCACTTTAAGGTCGGCAATCTTGCCCAGTTCGCCTTTACGGTTCTCAATGCGCGGGTCTGTTGCCACGTCCGCAGGACGCACAGAGTAGGGGCTAGGGGCTTTGGTGTTTACGTTCGGTGTGTCTGACCCCGACAAGCGTTGCGCAGCCGCCCGCCACTCTGCCAGCGGCGCGTCTGGCGGGATCATACCGTCGAGCCTGCGCGCGACATCAGAACCGAACTCAAGCGCAATTTCGTGGATGGGGTTTGCGATGCCCTTAACGACGGGTTTTGCTTTGGGTGCCTTTGGTGTCGTCTTCGCGGCCTTAGCGGCAGCGGCCCGCGCGGCTTTAGCGGCGGCTTCACGTTCCGCCTTAGCTGTTGCTTTGGCTGCGGCCTTAGCAGCAGCTTCGGTTGCGGCCTTAGCAGCGAAACGCGCGACACCCATAGCTACTTCCTTGCTTTGTTGACGGCGTATACCGCAGATTTGCCCTTTGAGAAACAGCGATCTGCGGACACGCGGCCACCGATGGCGTAGCCTTCAAAGTACGGGGCTTCGATAGCCCACTCTTCGGGCGTCAGGTTCTGAAGGGCTTCATTACTGTATATGCGGGTGCCGGTCATCGCCGCGATACCCTCTTCGGCCTGCTGGTTCGTGATGTAGCGCCCATCTGGCAAGCGCACCAAATTCGTATTCCGCAAATCGCCGACGTTGCTCCATTGGCCACTCCTCACAAAGTCCTGCACGAAGGGTAGATATGCGTCTTTGGGTGCAGCGTTCTGCTTGCCCTTGATCTGGATAATGTCCTCACCGGACATTTTCTCAGGGAAATTGGCCCTCGCCCATTCGTGCATATTATCGGTGCCGCCATAATCATATTGTTGGTTAAGAAACCGATTAAAGGCACCCGGCTCCCACTCATTTATAGTGTTGCCTGAAAGGCTCCGAGAGTGGGTTGGCGATGTCTCGATCGTCACATGCGGCTCGCCTTTGGCGTCGCGCAGGGAGAAGATGCGCGACCGGCCTTCCATGACGTCGGGGCAGTAGCCCCCGACGCAGTGGCCCATTGTGTCACCTTCGTACTTGAGGGCCTGTTGCAGGGCGTCGTCGTATTGTCCCTGACCGGGATAGGTGTAGAAAAACTCACCTTCCGGCGACAAGAAGCCATCCCGATCCGGGCTCATCTGCCAGCCCTCCGGCAAACCTCCTTCAGGGTCAGGTGCTTTCAATTCCGTCCAACGTAAACCTATGGGGTTGTCGTCGGCGTACTCTTTGAAAGTCTGCACGGCGGGGCTGTTAAGGCTGCTTAACGCCGTCCGTTCCATCTCCTTGGCGCGGTACTGATTGATCCTACCGACTTGTTCCGCAGCTTGCGCAAACGTCATGCGGTCAAGGCTCTCAGGGCGCACGGCAAGGTCGAGTGGAAGGCCAGAGCGTTCAGGCTGCAAAGCGTTCTCCATCTCGTCCACAAAGTGATTAAGATCAAGGCTCTTTTGGATGCCGTACAGGTTATCGGTCACCGGCTGTTTACGCAGCCACGGCGCGGCCTGCATAAGCGTGCCCGCCGCCACAGGATCGACAGCGCCTAAGTACCCAGACTCTACGATGTCGTCGTTCATCTCCGCGCGAATGTCTTTTACGCTACGGGGGGTTGTGACGAAACCCATAGGGGTCTTAACTAAACTATCGTCTACGCTTTGCCGCCACATTTCGGGTGTCATCGTGGGGTCGTAATGCATGCCGCGTTCGGCCAATTCGCGTAGCGGGTCATTAGGCGAACCAAAGTCCGTCTTGTAGTATTTTACAAGTGTCCTCTCAAGCCAGTTACCAAGGTTTCCTTGAAGCGTAGGCTCTTCACCACGCTGGTCGAGACCGTAATTTCTGAGCGTATAACGCGCAGCAGCTTCTGGCGACTTATTGTTTTCGGGAGTAAATCTTTGGAAGTACCCTTTAAGCATCGACGCACCCATTTCGGGTGTATTTCCCGCATAGCTTGGCGGGCGAGAACCATCAGGGGTAACCACTTGATAGCGGTCAACACCATACTGGTCCGTGTAATTATCGAGCTTGTACCCGGCTGCTTGGGCGTCAATCGGGCGAAGTGGTACGTCAGGGTAAAACTGACCGCCACGCGGCTTGACGGCGAAGGAAGGCAATCCCGGCCCCGGCGCGGGGAGCGCAAGCTGCTTTGGTGGCGCGGGGAGCGCGAGTTGCCTTGGTTTAGCTTTCGGCGTGACTGCTAGTTTCGCAGCCTTAGCAGCCGCTTTGGCAGCAGCCTTAGCGGCAGCTTTGGCAGCAGCCTTAGCAGCAAAACGTGACCCGATACCCATCGCTACTTCCTTGATTTGTTGACGGCGTATACCGCAGATTTGCCTTTTGATAAACCGCGATCTGCGGATACACGACCACCAACGGCGTAGCCCCCGAAGACGGACGGCAACTCAACTGGGTTTTCCTTTAAGTGCTCAACAGCTTTTAGGGCGCTTTCAATATTTTCAGGGTCCCAAGCGCTGGGGTCTTCTAGGACGCTAAAAATATCGTTTAGGGAATATGAATTGTTACCGACTGGGATATCAAGTTTGTTGATAAACTTGTCTGCCTCTTTGTAGGCATCAGTACCGTAGCCACCCATTTCCGTCTTATAGAACTTGCGCACGGCTTGCCCGCCCGGACTGTTGCGCATCCAATTATAGGCATCGGTGAGGGTTCTGTCGTATTCATCGGACGGGATCAGATTGCCGCCCAGACGACGCATGCCGCTGTTTTCCTCGTCACCGATTTGGCCCCACTTACCGCTCTGCACAAAGTCACGGACGAAGGGTATATACGCGTCCTTCGGCTTGGCGTTCTGCTTGCCCTTGATCTGAAGGATGTTGTCAGGCGTGCTAACATCTAAGCTGGGAAGGCTTTTGCCTTCTCTAAACGTGTTCATGTAATCTATCGATGAGCCACCAGTGCCTCGTTGATCGGCGGTTCGTTGATGTTCCAGCCAATCATCCCACAAAGGCGTATCGCGCAGCTCCGCGATAGCTTGATGATATGCACCCGACTGATCGCCCGGTTGTGTCTCAATCGTCACATGTGGCTCGCCCTTGGCGTCACGCAGCGAGAAAATGCGCTTTCGGCCTTCTAACACGTCAGGACAGTATCCACCGACGCAGTGGCCCATTGTGTCGCCCTCGTACTTGAGCGCCTTACGCAGCTCTTCTTCAACGTCGTAATTGGTTGGACCGTCACCCTTGGGCGGTGCCATCTCGACCCATTTCAAGCCCGTAGGATTGTCGTCGGCGTACTCTTTGAATACGTGCGTTACGGGATTGTTTTGAGCGTCCAGCGCCGTCCGTTCCATTTCCTTGGCGCGGTACTGGTTGATCTTGCCAACTTGTTCCACGGCTTGCGGGAACGTCATGCGCCCAAGGCTCTCAGGGCGCACGGCAAGGTCCATCGGCAGACCTGAAGCCAAGGGGGCCATAGCGGCCCGCATTTCGTCCGTAAAGTGGGTGAGGTCTAGGCCACCCATATGGATGCCATAAATATTGTCGGTCACCGGCTGCTTTGCGAGCCACGGCATCGATATCATAGCTTCGGCGCGTAAGTCATTTCCGGCACCGGGCAGGGCACCAGCCCGCGAGGGAGGGAGGAGGACGCTGCCGATGGTGTCCTCTTGCAAATAGTCGTTGACAGTCTGCTTCCACCGTTCCGGCGTCATCTCAGAGTCGTAATGCAGACCCCGCTCCGCCAACGAGCGCAGCGGATCATCGGGGGCTCCGAAGTCTGTCTTGTAGTACTTGGTAAGAGTTCTTTCGAGCCAGTCGCCAAGCTGCGCGCCGTGCCCCGTCCCCGGATCAAAGTCGTAGTCGGCTAAACGCATCGTACTAAGAGAGGGATCGTTCTGCCGCGTCAGCCGCACGGCGTCTTCTGGAGACATGTTCGTGCCACCCTCTCCACCAATGTCCCCAAACATGCGATCAGTCCAGAACTGGCCGCCACGCGGTTTGGACGCAAGCGGAGGTAGTCCCGGCCCCGGTGCGGGCAGCGCGAGCTGCTTTGGCGGCGCAGGTAGCGCGAGTTGCCTTGGTTTAGCCTTGGGCGTTACTGCTAGTTTCGCAGCCTTAGCAGCCGCTTTGGCAGCAGCCTCCTTTGCGGCCTTAGCGGCGGCCTTAGCAGCAAAGCGTGACCCGATACCCATAGCTACTTCCTTGATTTCTTGACGGCGTATTTACGCGGCTTCACCGCGAGGCCGCCGCGCGCCATGTTGATGTCGGGGTCGTCAGGATTGTACGTGCCACGATTGCCGATGGCCGACTTGATTTGGTTCGGCTGGAGGGCGACATACGTCTCAATGTCTGCGTTTGAAAGCGGGTCCCACGCACTAACAGCATCAAACCCTTCTTTCTGTAATTGCTCACGCATTTCAGGCGCGTATAAAAGGTCTAGGGGATTGTCTCCTCCGTATGGAGAAACTTCAGAGATACGGGGACTTTCAAAAGACCAGCCGTAATCATCTCGCGTAACATTGACCGGAATTTGAGCGCGTTTCGCCGCGTCAATCAGGCGCATCATTCCTTGTTCATCGCGGGCGTCAAAAACATTCTTTGCACCTAAATACACAGGCATTATGTTAGGCGCGTCGCCTCGGTTCATCGCGTACCATTCAGCCCCAGAAATGTCTGGAGTGAGGAAAGCAGGCGCGTTAAAGTTTTTAACGTCAGAGCCGGTTCCGTGGTACAGGCGCAAAGGCTCCCCGTACTCATCGACCATTTTGCTGCCTTCGAAGAACCGCTGGAAGTTGGGATCGAGCGACAGCTCCGATGGCGGCATGTACTCTTCAAGGCGGCTGGGCATCATCCGCCCTTCCACACCTTCGCCGCCAGCGAAGTAGCGAACCTCGGCGGGGATACGGTCGATGCCTATGTCGCGCGCAACGGCAGCGCGGGTATTGCCCTCGATGATGTACGGCTCGCCTCGGTGGTTAATGCCGACGAGGATAGGGCTGTCTGGCAGAAAGCCTTTTTCTTCCATAGACGGGCGGAGCTGATCGTACTGAAACTCGCCCGGCACGCGGCGTTCATTTCTGGCACCGGGTATCACTTTTAACTTGCGCGGGTCTAGCTCAATCGGCTTTTTGAGGTAGCCAGTGACCGCGCCGCTAACCTTGGTGTCGTTATTGCGGACACGTTCGTCTGCGCGACGACGCTCATGTTTGAGCCACTCCCCGCCGGGGTTGTCGGTGCGTACTTTAGGCTTTTGGCGCGGGCGCGGAACCTTAACGGCAATCTCAGCGGCGTCCTCAACAGCCTTGGCCCCAGCCTTAGCGGCAGCTTTGGCAGCAGCCTTAGCAGCAAAGCGCGACGCAACGCCCACGTTAACGCCGTCTTGCTAGGCGACGACCTACGATCCCACCGGCTCCGGCTACTGGCAACACCGATAGTGCGTCAACCATACGCTTGGCATTCGCGGCTTCGGGATTGTCTTGTGCGTACTGCGCTAACTCACGCGATCCACCGCGCATTGCGGCAAGGTCAAACATAGAAGCCGGTATGGCTGTCGCGGGGACGCTATAAAGCGCGGTATCAAAAGCATAGCCATACGGGTCGCTCATAACTTCTCGGACAGCGGCAGAACCTGCCCGCTGCGCGTCACTGAGCATGGTCTGCGGCGATGTGCTGGTGATATAGTTGCCTGCGGCCCGAAGTGCTATAGGCGTCTCGCTCATGATGGCACGCGGAATGTCTTCGGGCCGGTATGCAATATCGCTCAGGCGCACGGGCGGCGTAACCTCGTTCGGCTTACGAGCGCCAACGCCGCCCGAATTGCGGAAGCGGGTCTCGTTCGATGCGGCACTAGCGTTGACAATCCCGCGATTGCTCATGCCGCCCAAGTTGCGGCGGATTTTGTCGGCGTCCCGCTGCGAGTACCCAGCGACGTTTCGCGCAATCCACGCAGTCGTGTCAGGAACCGTCAGCCCATACTTGTCCGCCAGATCGGCGGCCGCTGCCACAAGGTCGTTACTGCGGCGGCTGACCGCCATTATTGCGTCATCGAAAAAACTTGTCCGCTTCTTCGGTTGTCCTCCGTTGCCAAACGCCTGTACGGTGCCGCCACGGTACATGTTCTGCATGGGTGCCGCTGTTGCGTCGTCAACGACCACATATTCGCCCAACTCAGGATCGAAAGACGCAATTTCCACGTCCGCTTTGTAGTCGCCGCCGGGCATGGTGGATAGGCCGGTAGGGTCTTCTTCGGTGAGCGACGGGACAGTCACTTCAAAGTCATCCGAGAGCTGGCCACGGGTGTCCTGCGGTGGTGGAGCAAGCGTCGATGCGGCGGCAACGCCACTCTTCGTGACGCGGCGCTCAACCGCTCGACTAGCCGCCTGTTGAGCTGGTGCAGCCGCCTCAAGACGCGTCAACACCTCTTCGATTTCGTCGGGGGTGTTGGCTTTAAGCATGCGCGCCAACTGGGTATACGTTGCGCGCGACACGTTTGCGTTTCGCATGTTAGCCAGAAAACGTGCAGTTCGAATAGCGATGTTGCCCGGAGTGGGATTGACAAAGAGGCTAACAGCGTCTTCGATGTTGCCCCCCGCGATCTGGTTCTGGATGTCCTCGCGTTCGGCAGCTCGGCGGAATGTCGCGCTGTTGCCGGTGGCCTGACCGATGTCATTGAACAACTGTTCTTCGCGCTTTAGCGCCGCTTGGAACACCTGAAACTCGCCGGGGTCCATGACCGCTTCAAACTTCTTCAAGGAGTTTTCCTTGAGGAGGTCTTTGGCAAAGTTGCGCCGCGTACCCGCGTCTTCAAAACCCTTCATGACTTGCTGCATGAAGCCGGTCTTGAATGCCTGCTGTTCGCCCAGAGAGTAATCCTTCATGAACTTGCCAAACTGCTGCCAGCGCAAGCCAGCAGAGTTTTTGCCCTGTTCTAGGGCTTCCTTAATTTCGATGTCACCCTTGTATTGATTGCGGGCAGCCTTGAACTCGGCTGGGCCGACTTCATCAAGCCGCTTTACGAAGGCATCGCGAAGGCCGCGCAGGGACGTAGCTTGGCCGCCCTGACCGCTGGCGTAGAGCGAGCTAATTTTGCGATCAAGCGCGATCTTAACCTGATTGAGCGTACCCATGTCTGGGGCCATCTTGCCGGTGGGCGAGAGGCCAACCACTGCGCCTTCCGCGTCCATGATCGGGTCGAAGATTTCGCGCAGCTTGTATTGCGATGGGTCGACACCATTGAGAATGGCTTCTTGTTGTTGCAAGCGCGAATTTCCAAGCGCATCCATGTAGGCCGAGCGGATTGCTGGATCGTCCAAAACTTGCATGATGCGCGGGTCGCGGATTTCCACGTTCTGCCAGCCTGAGCCGTAATTTTTTTCCGCATTCGTGCGCAGCGTTTTGAGGACGCTTTCCTCAGTTGCAAAGTAATCTGGCGTCGGCACCGCGTCTTTCGCAAGGGCTTTGACGCGCTGCGGGGCACCGGACTGTATATTGAACAGTCGGCGGGCGAGATCGGCTTGTTCGCCGCTTGGCGTATTGACCACGTTTTCAGTGAGACGGCTAAGTTCTGGCGATAGCCCACCAAAGGGCAGGTTGTCGATGCCATAACTCGCCGCCAATTCGGCCAATTCGGCAATCTTCGCGTTATCCAGACCGCCTTCAGCGATGCGGCGGCTGATGATTTCCGCTGCCTTGCGGGCCGCCTCCTCGTCACCCAGCTCCGCGCCGCGCGCAGACAATGCGCCGCGACCAAACTTTACGAGGTCACCGACGCCGTGCGTCACAACACCTAACGGAGCGCCGAGCGCAGTGCCAATGGCCGCTTTGCCAAGACTGTCGGTAAAACCTTCACCTGAGCCGAAGCCAGAAACGCCGCCAGCCACGGCACTCGTAGCCGCAGTCCGAGCGAGAGGTGACGCTAGTTTGCTAATCCC